CAGAGAGAATTCAGTTGGCGAAGTTTCATCCGATGTCAAATTATCGGATTTAAAAATTGAGGCATTGTTATTACTACTATTAATATCGGCATTTTCAATCCAAACGTAACTCAAAAGATCACCTTTCGATTTGATAGGAATGGAAACTTCGTTCCCCGATTCAAACGTTCCAATATAATCCATACGTTCTGGTTTAATAGCAAAGTTTGTATGACGTTTATAGTTTTGTCTAAAAAAAGAGACTTCTGGGTTGCCTGTGATATAGACATCCTGGGCACCAACGGAGACAAGATCAATCAAAGCAGCTGACATATTTACTACTATACTATATTAAAAAAATCGGGCGTTAACGTAGTAAGAAAAATGGTCGTGTTCCAGGCACTCACCTGGGAAACACAAGACACGGAAGACGAACACCTTATTAGTATTTTTGGTAAAACGAGTGAAGGTAAATCCGTGTGTGTGACGACGAGTTTTACACCATACTTTTTTATAAAACTCCCTAAGAAAACGACGCCATTAGATGTTCGTAATTTATATACAAAGATTGATAAAACGTGTCCTGAGTGTCTGACGAGTTACGACATTGTTCAATCTAAAGATGTATGGGGGTTTCAGAATAATGAACAGTTTACGTTTATGCAGTTAAATTTCAAAAATGTAGCGGCGCGACGAATGGTAAATGGAAGACTAAAACGTACATTACCCGATGAATCTATAAAATATAAGGTATACGAATCCAATTTAGACCCCGTCCTGAGATTAATGCATAGAACGGGTATACAATCTACGGGGTGGTTGGATACCGGCGACGAGTGTGTGCGTTCGTATCTCGCGCACGTGGATATAGACTTGTTCTGTAATAACTGGAAAACACTTAAACCCATTGATATTCCCGAGACGGCACCATTTGTCGTAGCTTCTGTGGATATTGAGTGTAATAGCTCAACCGGTAAGTTTCCTGATGCAGATGTAAAAGATGATGCGTGTTTTCAAATTGCTGTATCACTTGCACATTTTGGTTCCGATATACCGTACGATAAAACGTGTTTCTGTTATAAGAAGACGGACCCGGATTTAGAAGGGTGTATAATTAAAAGTTACGATACAGAACGTGAAATGCTTATGGCATTTAAGGCGTATATGATGGAAAAGGATATTGACATTATAACTGGGTGGAACATATTTGGTTTTGATTTGGAATATATTATGAAACGTGCGGTCATGACACATTGTGATCCATCCTTTTACGAAATGAGTAAATTGAAAAACCATACGTGTGAACTTGTGTATAAGAAATTATCGTCGAGTGCACTCGGTGATAACGACCTTAAGATTTTACCTATACCCGGAAGGTTTATTTTTGATTTGTTTCATGAGGTTAAAAAAGGGTACAAACTTGATTCGTATAAACTCGATAATGTTTCAAAATTGTACCTCGGTGATAATAAAATCGATATGCCTCCGAAAGAAATGTTTGCGCGTTTCGTTGAAGAAGACCCCGTGAAGTTGCGTGAAGTTGCAGAGTACTGTATTAAGGATACTTTGTTACCACACAGACTTTTGTCTAAACTGTGTACACTCATAAACTTACTAGAAATGGCAAAAGCGACTTGGGTTCCTCTGTGTTATTTGGTCGAACGGGGACAACAAATCAAAGTATTTAGTTTATTAACAAAAAAGGCACGTGAAATGGGGTTCATGGTACCAACACTATCTTGGGGTCAACAGTCTACAATAGGATACGAAGGTGCAACTGTTCTCGAAGCACAGAAAGGTGCCTATTATACACCTATTACCGCCCTAGATTTTGAAGGCCTGTATCCATCAATCATGATGGCACACAATTTATGTTATTCGACCCTCGTTATGGATTCGAAATACGAAGATATACCTGGTATAAAATACGAAACGTTCGGGTTTTATAAGTTTGCACAAGACGTTCCGAGTCTTTTACCGAGTATTCTCTTAGAACTGAAACAGTTTCGTAAACAAGCTAAAAAAGATATGGCACAATCGACCGGTGCATTAAAAGAAATGTATAACGGTAAACAATTAGCGTATAAAGTGTCTATGAACTCTGTATACGGTTTTACGGGTGCAGCAAAAGGTATGTTACCATGCGTACAAATTGCTTCTACGGTAACGTTAAAAGGGCGAAGCATGATTGACGAAACAAAAGCATACGTTGAAAAGAATTTTCCAGGTGCAAAGGTAAGGTACGGTGACTCTGTAACACCGGATACACCTTTACTTATTCGTAAGAACGGGTGTGTACAAACGTGTCGCATCGATTCACTTGTAAATGAATACACTTTACGTGACGACGGTAAACAAATTGGGTACATAAATGCTGAGGTATGGACAGAGAATGGATTTACGCCGATACACCAAATTGTAAGACATGAAACGGATAAAAATATTCACCGCGTAGTAACACACACGGGTATAGTCGACGTAACTGAAGATCATAGTCTTTTACTCGAAAATAAGGAGATTGCTAAACCCACACAGGTTGGTGTAGGAACGGCGTTACTCCATGGAAACTGTGTAAATTCTATCGATACATGTACTGATACGAGTATTACTAAAGAAGAAGCAAAAGTTATGGGGTTTTTCTTTGGTGATGGATCGTGTGGTACATACTTATGTAAATCTGGTGTAAAAAGTACGTGGGCTCTGAACAATTCAAAATTGGAGTATTTGGAAGAAATGCAAAAAATGTGCCCTTTCGAAACAGTAATATATGATACGATTAAAAGTTCTGGTGTCTATAAACTTAACGCTAAAGGTTTGGTCGTAGATATTGTAAACAAATATAGAAACTTGTTTTACAACTCACACAAAGAAAAGGTAGTACCGTCATGTATTTTAAATGCCCCTTCGGAAATTATTCAGTCTTTTGTAGATGGGTATTATATGGCTGACGGGGACAAAGATAAAAATGGATACACACGTATGGATGTAAAGGGTAAAGAAGGGAGTATGGGAATGTATATGTTAGGACGAAAATTGGGGTACAACGTTTCTATAAACACGCGAGATGATAAACCATTCATTTTCAGACAAACGTGGACAAAGTCTACACAAAGAAAAGATCCACAAAAAATAAAAAAAATTGAATGTCTTGGAAAAACATATGGTTACGTGTATGATTTAACAACCAAATCCCATCATTTCCATGTGGGTCCAGGTGATCTCGTCGTTCATAATACGGATTCTGTTATGGTCGAATTTGACGTTGGAAATCGTAAAGGTATGGAAGCGATCGAGTATAGTTGGGAACTTGGTGAACGTGCCGCGGGTGAGTGTACCAAACTGTTTAAAGCACCAAATAATCTCGAACTCGAGAAAGTATATTGTCCGTACTTCTTGTATTCAAAAAAGAGGTACGCCGCGAAACTATGGACAAAGGGAAAAGACGGGAATATGAATATGGACTATATAGATGTTAAAGGTCTTCAATTGGTACGAAGAGATAATACACCACACATGCGTGAAGTGTGTAAAGAACTACTCGATGTTGTGTTGGAAAGTAGTGATACCGGACCACCAAAAGCACTCGCTTTACAAAGAGCCATTGAACTTATTGAAGGTGATGTACCGAATGAAAAGTTGATACTTTCACAAAGTCTTTCTGATTCGTATAAAGTAAAGGGTTTCACAGTTTCTATTAATAGTCCTGATATTAAGGATATTAATCAAGCACACGTCCAAGTTGTAAGAAAAATGCGTGAAAGACAACCGGGTTCCGAACCACAATCGGGTGATCGTGTACCTTATATTCTTATCGATACGGGTGATCCGAAAGCAAAGGCATTTGAAAAGTCTGAGGATCCAAAATATGCAAAGGATAATAATTTAAAAATAGATTATAATTATTATTTCATAAACAAGTTTTTAAATCCCGTGTGTGATTTAATTGAACCACTTTTTGAAGATCCAAAAGAAGAAATATTCGGCGAACTTTTAACACGTGTTAAACCAAAACGACGACCTAAGAAAAAAGTAGAGGATGAAATTGAAGGGCAGCAGAAAATAAGTGATATGTTCAAATCGCTTAAAAAATAGTGACGTATATAAAATATGACGTCCAAAAAATTACAGACACTTTGGGAAGAGGAAGTGGAAACGGAAGTATATAGACGTAGTATAAAACTAATGGAAAAAATATCACATAAATATTCTATAAATTTAAAACTTTTACTTTCCGAAATTCCAAACCCATTAAATTTCTGTAGAGGATTTAAAAAGGATGGTTCTCCGTGTATAGCAAGAGCCAAACTTAATGGAATGTGTGGAAGTCATATCGATCAGCCTCAACTTAGAGGACCGGTAGAAATGGTATTTAAAAATAACGATGGTATACGACATACACACAATTTAACGGAGTGTATATTTAAACCTGGGTGTCCGGCATGTGAAGTATCAAGAAAGGACTTTAAAGATTTGCGTGGAATTATGTAATAATGAACAAATCAGCTATTCTACTAACATCAATTGATAGTTTTTATAATATCCCCGAGAATAGAGCTACACTTTTGGAAATTTTAAACAAAACGAATGGGATTTCTTTAAGAAATCTTGAATGGTTTATTACGAACTATTCAAAGAAAAATAATTTATCATATAAAACAAAAGACGGTAAGATATTTAGTGTACACTGTGCATATAAATCGAGTTTAGACGGGTATAGTAAAAAATTATTTGATCCATTTTGTAGATCGACTAAAATATCATATACCGTTCCGGGTACATCCAATGAAATACATACGACCGTGGCACAACTGAATTTCATAAGATGGTGTATAAAAAACAATATAATTGATTATATTCACAAAAACAAAACTACTTTATTTTCTAAACAAGCGACATGACACCATTTTCAAAAATAAATGTTTGGTATCCAACATAATATAAGTGTAAAGTGTAATCACTCGTAAGACCTTCTTTCATAGTAACATCTAAAACTGTGCGATTAGATTGTAACTGACTAAAATCCAACATTCCCGATGGTTCTACATTAATTGGATTCATCGAGAATGCGTATGTATAAATACTTCTAAAGGGTCTCGATAATCGACTCGTAAATGGGACAACGTATTTAAAATATTTATGATCACTATCTTGAATATTTGGTATATCTTCACCATTTACAAATATTTTAGCATTTAACATAGGTGTATTGTAAAATTCGTTCAAAATAGAATACTCGTTACTCGACGAAAAATTATACCTATTTGCAAACACATTTGCTGTTAAAGATGTACCACCTTCATATGTATCTTCGTTTTCAAATGCTTTCTGTCTAAAAAACCAATTCAGTGTTTTTACTGGTATTTTTGGAACAAGTTCGAGTTTCGCGTTTCGAACACCAGCTGAAATATCTAACGAAGGGTGTTTTTTAACAATATCCGTCACAAAAACGTGTCTTCTATTTTTTATATATGCGCGTTCACTGGGTTCAAGTGTTATTTCTTCGGTAACGATATCAAATTCGTTTAAGGAAAGAGAATCTGTTTCGTTTGTGAAAAAAGTCTGTTTATGAAACTCGAATTCAAACTGGAGCTTTTGTTTGTGTATGGCACACGTTGGAAAATATGGACGATTTGGTGTGTTTGTTTCATATTCATCACTTTCATATTTACGCGAAAAAAGTAAAGGTATTGGTATAAAAACACGCGACTTATTTCTGGCTAATATTTGATTACCTGGTAGTAAAGACGTATCTTCTGCATTATTTCTATTTACCGTGTATCTTTTTGTTCGTTTTTCGGATTCATCTAAATATAACTCATCGTATATGATACCCCAATCTCCATGAAATTTTTCAACAACCGTTTCATCTACGCGCATGGTTATTGATTTAAAAATATGTCTACCAATTTGGTCTGCATAATAACTATCGGAACCT